GGTAATTTTTATTTAGATTAATTAAAAATAATTTATATCTTTGAAATATGGAATTTACAAACGGAGAAGATAGGATTTTATATGTAAAAGTGCAAGGTTCTTGGCTTCCTGTAGGTTGTTTAATTGGCAATACCTTGTCTGAAAGTGCTGAAATGTTACCAACAACAACAAGGGATAATGACGGTTGGTCAACTTCAAGACCTGTAAATCAATCTTATTCTATTGGTTTTAATGGATTGCAAGTAAATTCAACAGTCGATGGAGGAGATTTTAATGAAGCTAGTTATGACCGTTTAAAGATATTAAAAAGAAATAAAATTCTTTTGGATTGGAAAATACAAGGAATTGTGTTCCCTATTGTAGATTACGGAAAATGCTATATTAATGAACTTTCTGAAACTTCAAACGTAGATGAATTTTTAAGTTTTAGCGGTTCAATGGTTGGTTTTGGTATGCCAAAGACTACAACTTTAGGAGAAACTGTTTTAAACAATGGAGACCCTAATGTTATTTTGACCACGAATCCAGATGATAATTTAATTATAAAAACAAAATAATGGCTATTAATCCAGCAGAAATAACTACAATTAGAACGGGTGAATTAACACCTGCAACGCCTACTTTGTCTAGTATAATAGCGCATGAATTGACTGACGAACTTTTTAAATGTACTGTTCAAGATTTAGTTGATTTATTAAGTTTAAACGTTGGTACTTTGCAATATGAGGTTAAAACTTTATACGTTGACCAGGAATATATTGACACTAATTTTGATGCAACTGGATTAGGCAGATTATTATGTGATGGGTTTGCAATATGCAACGGTAATAATGGCACCGTTCCATTTACGGGATTGGTTGAGGTTGCTTGTGATATGGATGCTTTACAAACTTATTCTATAGGTAATACAGATGGAGCTGTTACTCATACTTTAATAGAAGATGAAATGCCAATTCATAATCATAAGTTTGATGTTCAAAATATAGGCTCGGGCTCTATTGGTAACAAAATTCAAGGAACTAATACAGTGCAATCTCCAACTCAAACAAGTACAACTACAGCCGGCAGTGGTCAACCACATAACAATATGCAACCTTATATTTGTGTTTTAAAAATAATGAAATTATGATAGATCCAAATGCAATTAGTACTATAAGAGTTGAACAATTAGCTTCAGCTCCTTTTAGTTTAACCGATAATATACCGCACGAAGTTTCAGGGGTTTTAAAAAAAGGAACAATTCAATCATTAAGTGATTTTATTGCTTCTGTTTTAGGGACTTCGGAGGCGGTTGGTTATTATCCTTTAGCAGTTGTTGACGGTCAACAATTGCCAGAAGTGCCAGAAAATCCAAGTTTCTTTTTATGTGGAAAAGGTACTTTTTTAAATATTAACGGTTTTGATGATTTAGTTTGTTCAGAGGAATTGAACGTTATAATGTCGCTTTCTGACCATTGGGAAATAGCTGTTCAAATACCGATTGATGTAGACCCTGTGGAGATTGGAATTTCGCAAACAATTAATTCAGGAGTTACTAATTTTGCACCTAGTGAAGATGCTGTTTTCAATGCTTTACATCAATTTTTAAATACAGTCGGGTCGTTTCATTATGCCGATTTAGCAAGTCAAACAACTCCTTTAACGGTTGTTGCAAACGTTCCTTTAAAATTATTGAACGATGCAGAAGGAACGCAAACAAACGTTTCCAATGCTCCTTATGGAGTTAGTGTTGTTTGGGACGAAACAAACAATCAAATTGATTTATCTGCTTTATCAGTTGGGGATTTGGTACATTTAAGAATTGACACTAATTTAACAACAGGAACGGCAAATCAAACATATCGTTTTTATGCAAATATGGCTATTGGTAGCGGTAATGAATGGACACTTGACCTTATGGATTCTCAAAAGAAAACAAGCGGATTAGTTCATTCAAATGCGGAAGTTTCATTTGATATAGCCAACGAAGACACGAGAGATTTCCCTGCTGAGATTTATGTGGTTTCAGACGGGGGAGGAACAATTAAAATAAACGGTTGGTATTTTGAAGTTATTAGAAAAAATATTAATATAGTAAATTTTATTACCGATGAAGCACCTATTGACGGGCTTGTTTACGGTAGAAAAGATGCAGGATGGGAAGAAATAATAAGTGCAAGTGCAACCATAGTAACCAAAACAAAAGCAGAAATAGACACATTAATATCAGGCAATGATTTAGTGCCTTTAACTGTATATGAAATAACAGGAGTTGATACTGCCTTATATGGAGGTAGTACAATCTATTTACAAGCTATCAATGATAACATTTTAGCGACAGATGGTTATGGTAAGTTTTTCAATCCTAAATATAATCAGGCTGTATCAGGCTTTGAAGTTTGGACAAGCGCAGGGACTTACTCTATTGGTGATAAAGTTCATTGGGGAGGTAAGACTTGGGAGAACGTAGCTGGAAATGTTGGGGCTTCAACTGATTTATTTACTTTAGATGCTGAATGGAGTGTTATTGCATTCAATGATACTGACTATAATGTAGCTTATGATTTGATTAAATATGATTATGTTAATGATAATATTGTTTATAGAAATGAACTAAATAGTAATATCGTAAGTACTAATTATGACGAGATTAATTGGAATATCGGTATAAATCCAATTAAGGCTTTTATGTGGGGAAATATTTTTGATTATGCTGTTTCAAAAGGAATAGGGAATCAAATAATAAATAATTCTTACAATGAAAATATTAATTTTAGAGGTTCATTTCAAATATATTTAACTTTTAATAATGGTTCTTATCAACAGAATATAACTTTTGATAATGCTTCATATCAACAATATTTAACTTTTGATCATTCAGGTCAAGATATTTTAACTTTTGATAATGCTTCATATCAACAATATTTAACTTTTGATAATAATTCATATCAACAATATTTAACTTTTGATAATGCTTCATATCAACAATATTTAACTTTTGATCATTCAGGTCAACAGAATATAACTTTTGATAATGCTTCATATCAACAATATTTAACTTTTGATAATAATTCATATCAATATAATTTAACTTTTGATAATAATTCATATCAATCAAGTTTAACTTTTTATAATACTTCAGGTCAATATAATTTAACTTTTGATAATGGTTCATATCAATATAATTTAACTTTTGATAATACTTCAGGTCAATATAATTTAACTTTTGATAATGGTTCTAATCAATCAAATTTAACTTTTTATAATACTTCAGGTCAACATATTTTAACTTTTGATAATGGTTCATATCAATATAATTTAACTTTTGATAATACTTCAGGTCAATATAATTTAACTTTTGATAATGGTTCTAATCAATCAAATTTAACTTTTGATAATGGTTCATCACAATATTATTTAACGGAAATAACAGGTTTACTTCAAAGTAAATTATCATTCAACAACTATCAATTTGGTAGAACATCAGACCCATTAATAGCTAATGAAATAGGATTGATGTTCAAGGGAACATTACCAACTTCTACAACGGCTACTAAAATGATAGTAGCAGAAGATGGACAGTGGAAGGAAATGGATGTTCCAACAACAACAATTGCAGGTTCATTTTCAGCAACAGGAACAGCCACAACAACTTTTACAGTAACAATAGGAACAACCCAAGCGGATGCTTTATATAAAGTAACTGCAACACCTTCAAACGTATTATCAGCCGTTATGTTTTACATAAACAACAAAACAACAACGACTTTTGACGTTGTGTTTGTAACAGGATTAACAGGTGCGGTTGCTTTTGATTGGATTTTAAAACCTTAATAAAATAATAAAATGGCAAATTTAATAGCGGACCACATAAAAGGCGATACTTGGGATGGGTTCAAGTTCAAAATAGAAGATGAAACGGAAATAGACAGTGACGTTTATGAGCCTAGAGATTTATCGGGATGTGAAATTATAGCGCAATTTAGAACCAATCCAAACGGTTCAGTTATATTTGAGTTTAAGACTGATGACGATACTATAACTATTCCAACGCCTGAAAATGGGGAGTTTATTTTGATGCCTAGAATAATTAATGTTTCTGCTATGACGTATGTATTTGATGTGCAAATAACATACCCTAGTGGCGTTGTTGAATCGTTTGACCCAGATTATTTTAAAATCATTCAAGATATTTCAAGATGAGAATAACCGCTACACAAATAGTAAAAAATGTAAATCTAACTACAACGCAAGACGTAATTAGACGAATTATCACGGTTGCGCCATTGGGTGAACGAGGTTTCGGAGTGCCTAGCGGTGGAACGACAGGGCAAGTATTGGCCAAGAAAACAGGCACTAACTATGATACCGAATGGGTTGAACAAACGGGAGGTGGGGGAGGAATTTCAGATGCTCCAAACAATGCCAATGCTTATGTTAGAAGTGGCTTAGCGTGGGTTATTGGCTATACTAAGACTGCTATTGATGCTTTGATTAGCGGTTTCCAAACGGCAGGTCAAGTTCAAGCTATTGCAGACGGTAAGGTTTCAGATACCGCTTATGATGAGGGTACATGGAATGGTGTTACAACTATTGCACCTTCTAAAAATGCGGTTAGGGATAAAATAGAAACTCTCGATAGTTCGGTAATGCATTTAGCAGGAAATGAAACTATTACAGGAGTTAAGACTTTTGGAACGAATATAAAATTATCAGTTCCTTATGATTCTGTTCCTACAATACCAGGAATAACTGCCGATGGTAAATTAGAAGTACTATACACAGGAACACATCCAAATCAAACAGAAATATCTTATGTAAAAGGTGTTACAAGTGCTATTCAAACTCAATTGAACGCAAAACAAGCGACTTTAACTGAAACTATTTTCGGAACGTTTATCAATGGATTGACCGCTAAAAATACGTTAGTAGATGCAGACGAAGTTGTATCAGACGATAGTGCGGACAGTTCTAAAGCTAAAAAAACAAGTTGGCTAAATGTTTGGACAAATTATTTAAAACCTAAAGCCGATGCTCTTTATCAAGCTATTTTAGTTTCAGGCACAAATATCAAAACTATTAATGGTAGTAGTGTTTTGGGTAGTGGCAATTTGACTGTAACTGGTTCAACACCTTCGCAATCTGCTTATACAATATTAGCTAATAATACTGCTTCAAGTGCAGTACCAACTGAGCAAGTTTATAAAGATGTAGCAGAACAGTCTTTATCAGGAACTGGATTTTCAGCAACAGGAGGAACGTTGCCAGGAGGAACGCAAACACATTCTTATAGATGGTCTCAAATTGGAAAATTGGTAACTGTTAGGATAAATCTAAATTTTACAACTACTGGTAGTTGCTCAGGTATTGCAATACCATTTGCTAATTTACCTGATATACCACAAACACCACAACACCCATCTATTTATAATGCAGCTGGAGATATAATAACTTTTGGACCAGGAAGTTTAGGTTTTGGAAAGTTAGTGCCTGCATTTACTCCTGCTAATGGCACATCAGGTATAAGAATAAATTTAGCACTTACAGGTTACGAATTTTTTGTTGGTAGAGGTTCTTCTTCATACAATAACGGATGGATACACGTACAATACTATATATAAAATGAGACACATAAGACAAATTAACACAGTTGGCCAAGAGTACTACGGAATAGTTATAGCTCAAGAGCCATTAGAGAACCATATTTCAATTACAAAATATCTAAATCTATTTGAGATATCAGATGATGAAATACCAGAAAAATATCAGTACTTAAATATGCCTGATTTTGAAGTACCCCAAGAGGTGCAACTATGGAGAATTAGGACTGTATTGAAACTATCACAATTAGAAACTCAGATAGAAACAGCTATGGAACAATTACCCGAACCTGCTAAGACAGGAGCGAAATACATTTGGCAGTTTGGAACGACAGTAGAGAGATCTAGTCAAACGGTGCTCATGCTACAACAGGTGTTAGGAATGACTAATGAGCAGTTAGACGAAATGTTTATACAGGCGGATGCAATTGTAATATAAGCGACTGCATATTTATTAGATGCTGGCTGGAGAGAGCGAAGTCGCTTTTAAATTGAATTATTAATTAAAACTAAAATAAAAATGAAGAATTGGAAAACAACTTTTGCGGGAGTTTTAGCTTCTGCAATCACAATTGCTACTTATATGGGTTGGATTACAACCGATATTGCAGGAGCAGTTACAACCATTGCAATATCGTTGGGATTGATGGTTGCAAGTGATGGAAAAAAAGAAGATTAAAAAAATTATTCCTATCATTAATTTGGTAGGAATATTTTTGTATTTTTGAACAAACAATGCAAAATGAGTGAAATCGAAAAACTACGTTTTGACGTAAATGACCTTAAAAAAGATATGGAAACAATTATCCGTCATGACAAAAAATTCAATAATTCAATTGATAATTTAGAGTTACTTATAGCTGACTTGAAATTGACATCTTCTATATTCCGAGAGCAAAATAAAAACATCCCTGAACGTGTAAGGATTTTGGAGGATAAAACAATAGTAAATGAATTGATTAAAACAGCAGGGTGGGTTTTATTAGGAATATTTGTAACAGCAATAGTACAGCAACATTTTTTTGCAACAAAAGAAAATCAAGATTATTCAATTCAAAAAAGTAAATGATGGATAAAATAACTATTGATAGAATAAAATTAGCACATCCTGCAATAAGACAAACGTTATTGCAAGAATATCAAGAAATCAACAATAAGCTACCTGCTAATGTAAGACTTCGATTTGCGTATGTTTTTAGAACTCCAGAAGAACAGCACAAACTTTTTATACAAAGACCGAGAGTAACCAAAGCGGACCAATGGCAGTCTATACATAATTACGGATTAGCATTTGATATTGTTTTACTTTATGACAAAGATAATAACGGGACTTTTGAATTAGCAAGTTGGGAACAAAATAAATATTGGATGCAGGTTGTAAGTTACTTTAAATCAAAAGGATGGGAATGGGGCGGAGATTGGAAATCATTTAAAGATGCGCCACACTTTCAAAAATCGTTTGGGTTAAAATGGCAACAAATGAAATTGTTAATAGATAACGGTGATTTTGAAATAGAAAATGGAATTAAGTATATTAATTTAT